CAAGCTCCTTGCACTTCTTGATCGACTGAAGCGCATCCAGCAAATCACGGCTGAACCGATCCAGCTTGGCCACGATCACAGTGTCGCCCTGCTTGAGCGTGACGCCGTTGGCGCTGAGTCGTGCAAAGAAAGGGTCAGCGCCACTGACGCCGCCATCCTCGACAAACTGGTCAATGACCAGGTTGTGCGTTAGGGCGTTGCCCTCGATCTGCCGCTTCTGCTCCTGCATGCTGGTGTTGTCCACCTGCTCTGTGGTGCTGACCCTCACATACCCGTAGACTGTCATAGTTGCTTTCCCTGTTAATTTATTGATTTACAGTGCAATTATGTAGCAGGTTGGCGGGTTGTCAAGTGGTTTTTAAAAAAAATTTTTTTTAGGGATGCAGGTTGGTAGGTGATTAGTGCCGCATCAGCCGCCCCCGCCGAGACGCGGGACGGGGGGGGTCGCGGCCGCCGGATCGGCCAGCGGCTGGCCTCAGACCCCCAGATTCCGAGGGTTAGCCCTCGTCAATCGTGTCTTTGTCAATCCCGTTTACGGGCGTGACAGAACGATGCCTTAGCGCGTCCAGCGCCAAGCTGCCAAGGTCGATGTTCACCAAGGGCTGCTGCTTATCGCTGTACTGGTCGTTTAGCTTGCCGGCCAGCCAGCGCCTGTTATCGGTGCGCAGCTTGGCAAGCTGCACCTCTTGGATGGTTGCAGCGTCTGCAATCTCGATAGTTTGTTCTGCTAAACTTTGCCCACCACGCGCACGCGCCTGCGCGTAGGCAGAGCGGCGCGTCTCGCCGCCTCTTTCAATCCATCTATCAAATGTCGTAACCGCCACACCCAATGACTTGCACAGTGCGGATGTCGTGCCGCCATTTGCAATGAATTCAAATGTGGCATCCTCACCACCGAATTTGTGGATCGCTTTGTTTGCCCCGCTGAGTTCAGCTTTTTTGCTTTGGGCTGCCGCAATGTTGGCGGCGCCTTGGTCGGCCATCTCGGCCAGAGTGTCACGGCTCATGTAAATATTCCTCAATGATTTTGAAACCCTCATCGGCTGATCTGGCAATGACGCACAGATAGCCTTCATCGTTCAATTGCTTTGCAATGCAATTCTGCTCCTTGCTGACAACCCCGACCCTTGTCTTCATTTCCACAAACAACCCGCCAAACCCCTTAAATCGCTTCAGGACGCAAAGATCCGGCATTCCAGCCAGTACCCCCTCACTGTGCAGCCTAACGCGCTCTGACGCCGATCTGTCGCCCCCATTTGGTATCGCCGCAATCAGCACATCCGGATAGAACGCCCTGACCCGCTGCACCAGCTTGACCTGTTCGGCATGCTCGATGCTTTTCCTCTTGCGCTTTATGTCAATTCCCACCATGCAGGTGATTCTACGGACTCGGCAGGCTTTGCGGCATCCCGATCCACAAACAGGTGGCAGCGGTGCGGCACAACCGGAATGCACAGCAGGTCGGTCTTTGTACAAAAGTCCTGACTGAATGAAACCCTGACCCATCCGTTCTTTGCCTCGGCCTCGTGAAACATCCACTGCGCTGGCTTCTCGTTGATGCGTCTGAACTTCTCAAAGTCCTCTGCCGTGAAGTTCCAGCGCTGTATCCTCGACTCCAGATTTCCGCACTTTTTGCACAAAACGCGGTCATCATCTGACCATCCATCTGCCTGTGGATAACTTTTCACTGTCAAGCTCCTTAGTCGAGGATACCAAGTCGAAGATACCCCCCATGGGAAAAATCCTCGGTATCCTCGACTTGTCAAGCTCCTCAAAAATCGGTGATTAGGCTGTGGATAACTTGGGGAAAAATCCCCAAGGTTATCCCCAAGCGCATCACTTTGTCGGGGATACGGATCTCCGAGGTATCTCCGAGGTATCTCCGACTCCTCGACCTGTACAAGTGCGCTGATTTCAGCCCTCATGGTGACCACCTTGGGACAAAATGTTCCACGAATTATTGATCGTATTTGGCGCAAATCTCTTGAAGATGGAGATCCCAATGGCCCGTTTTACATCGCCTTTTGATGATCCTGGCACTGCCGCATAGATGTCTGCCCAATCCAATTTGTAGGCATCTGGATGACTGCGGCAGTCCTTTGGAGCGTTTGAGCCACGGCGAATCACCACCCCTTCGGGATGTTCATTGATGATGGACTGCACGAAAGCTGCCGCCGTGTCGCACTTGTCCATGATCCTGAGTGACTTGCTGTCCTCGATCCTGGCCGCGGCTTCCTGCTTGCGTGATGCTTCGCTTGTCGGGTAGGGGATGACTGTGATGCACTGGACATCCTGCATGTTGCCGTGTTTGGTGATGACCACCTCATTGTGGATGTGGGTCTGAAAGCTGATCTCGCGGTGAATCGGCTCGTATCGGGTCTTGATGAGCCGCATGAAACGATTCTTGTCATCGTCCATGAACAGGATGGCGGTGAGGGTGGCATCACCAGTGAAGGCACTTGCGCCACGGGCCAGAGCGCTGTCATCGTTGGTCTGTGCGGTCTTGGCGGTGTGGGTGATGATCTTTATCGGGGTTGAGAGTTGAGTGTAAATAGTCTGCTTGATGGCGGCCATGTAACTGCCGACCTCAGAGTTATCATTCTCGTTGTCTATCTCTAAGGTTGCATTAGAAGTATCTATTATCAGGAATGGCCGTTCAGTAGTTGTGTGTCTGATGACATTCTCTGCTAATAATAATATCTCTGGCACTTTAGATCGTTTTGATTCAATAACGATAAACCACTTGGAAACTTCAGTCGGGTCGAGATTCCAGTATTTCACATAAGCATAAAGAGATTGTCTGACCTGATTAGCATCCTCGGTGACATAAAGAATCTTTCTACGGGATTCTGTTTTTAGTGGGGAGTCTGATAAGGTGAATCCAGCGGCAATCAGACAGACACTGACCATTGCCGTGGTCTTACCCACACCAGGCTGGCCGGCGGTGACGCTGAAAGAATGCGCGAGGAATCCATCGATAAGATACTCGACAGGGTAGAGTTTTGTTAAGTCAAGACTTAACTCTTTCCAGTACGGGGCTGGCTGGTTGGCCATGTCGGCCAGCATCTGTGCTGTTTCTAAGCCCACCTGCTGCGCTTGGATGAAGTTGGAGAAATCCTCAACCGCCGACTTGCGCTCTTCGGCGCGGCTCGGCGTTGAGTACCCGCCAAGCTTGGCATGGTGAAACAGCGTGCCGATGGCCACGCCCTTGCCTTGGTGGAAACTTTTCCAGTGCGTGTCGATGTCCTGCTCTGACTTGTACTTCGCGCCTTGACTGCTCCAGCCGGCCCAGAGTTGGTGGCCTTGAGCGCCGAATGCCGTGTGCAGCGCTTGGCCGACCTCGATCCATGTCGTGTAATCTGAATCTGGGTTGATGAACTGAAGGGCTTGGGCTGCCTTACTGTAGTCATCGGTGGAGCTTGACAGGGTTGGCTGGTAGACCGGCGTCTCAGGCTTTGGCCGCGGCACTTCGGCTGGCTGGTTGGAGTTGTCCTGCTCAATGACGCCCCACATAGTGAGCAAAGACAGTAGATTGTCATGGGTTTCGTTAGAGAGCTTGCCGGTGAGTTTTGAGCCGGACAGCAGGACTGACTTGCCTGGTGAGGTTGGCAGCCCGAACACCTCGATCTCTTGGCCGCCGCCCAGCTTGTACTTGGGCTTGATTTTGTCCAGATCCTCATCAGCCACGAACAGGAAGACATGCCGACCCCGTCCGGAGACGCTTACCTCCGTGAGTTGATCTTGCTGCTTAACCCACTCGGCCATCCGCTTGATGGCGATATTGGTTGCGCCTGTAGAGTGCTTCATGTCCACATCAAGGCAGACAAGGTACGCGCCACTGGACATTGATGGGGTCTGCATCACGATGCCCAGATAGCTGCCGGCTGGCGCGGCATCCATAGTCAGCACCTCTGATGCTGAGTAAAGCTGGTCTGGTGTAGTGTCACGCGCTACACCTTGGCCACTTTTTTTGTAGGGGATCTTCTTGCCATCGGCTGTGGTGGCAAAGGTGCAGAACACTGCACTTGGGTGCTGCTCGATCAGCTTGACAGCAATGGCTTTTGAGTTGGTGAACTCATTGGCCGTTGCTTTTGGTAAAATACTCATGTTGTTGATCTCGCGGTTGACGACAAGTTGTTCTCCTTCTGGAGTGATCCAGTTACCCCTGACAGTTCACGCTGTCAGGGGTTTTTCTTTGCGGGGATTGATTCTAATCTTTGGGCAATGCGCTCACCGATCCAAGCTACTACCGGCACAGCCCAAGAATTACCCAAAGCCTTGTATCTTGGCCCGTCTGGCGTTGGTTTGCCCTTGGCCTTGATGTCGGTGTAATTGTCAGGAAAGCCTTGCAAACGCTCACATTCAACAGGGGTTAGGCGGCGCACTTGCATGGCTGGTGGTTGGATAACTGCTGGCTCATGCCCATGCGTCTCACGGCGCAGCGTTCCACTGATGTCATATTCAACATTCATCACGCTGCCACCTTGATCCATCAGAATAATTGGCTGCATCACTGCATGAGGTTGGGAGTCTGCGCTAATAGTAAAACTAGCCCCATCATCAGTAATTGAAGCTCCTCCTTTGTCACCCTGCATGTTGATCATTACGATTGGCTGCGCCACGGCATGGCGGTCACCCTTAGTCAGCGTGTTCATTGGCTCACCAGCTTGGCCGATACCAAGGCCATTGCCCTTGCCCATAGTTTTCTCGCCATTTCTGCCAGCGTGGCGCGTGGCTTGGTCATGGATAGGGATTGGCTGCGCCACTGAATATGCGGCAATCGGCGCTTCATGGTTGCATGTCAGTGTCGGACTACGATCTGTTGCAATCTCTGCACCACCTTGCCCGTGAGCCATAGTTATGACAGGAATCATCTTGGCAGAGTTTTTATTCATGCCATCCGTTCCTGCATCTTTGTAGTCCCTTGCCGACAATGGGCCAGTCAGTTCTACCCCACAGTCGAAACTGCTTTCAATGCTTGTTCCAGCGCTGGCGGCAACACCTTGCCCCGTTTCTCTGCTCGGCGCAATATCCCTGCGCACGCTGTCGAACTCAAAAAGAATCTCTGCGGGATCGAAGTCGTCTCTAGCACTTGCGATAACGAACACACGGCGGCGGCGTTGGGCCACTCCGAAATATTGGGCATCGAGGACTCGCCACGCGACTGTTCGCGTTTGTCCAACAACAATACCAGCGGTTGACCACTTCCCATCTGGACAGGTGACCGGATCACTTTCCCCTGCAAGCGCTGCAAGGAAACAACCGAAGGCGTTGTCCTTTGTGGAGAGGACGCCTGGGACATTTTCCCAGAAGACGATTGCTGGAGCATCTCCTCGAACAGATCGAACATGGTCAATTGCATTTGCGATACCTACAAAAGTGAGTGAAAGATTACCTCTGGCATCGTCCAGAGAGTTACGAAGACCGGCCACGCTGAATGCTTGGCATGGTGTGCCACCACAGAACAGGTCTGGGGCTTCTACCTCGCCGGACAGAATGCGTTCTGGCAGCAGGGTCATGTCGCCAAGGTTGGGGACATCAGGGTAATGGTGCTTGAGGACAGCGCAAGGGAATGGCTCAATCTCAGACAACCACGCTGCCTTCCAGCCCAATGGATGCCAAGCGACAGATGCGGCCTCAATGCCGGAGCAGACTGATCCGAATCTCACTGCTGCTTCTCCTTGACTAAGCTGGCAGCAGCATGCTTCTCACCGATCAGGTCTTCGCTGATGGTGATGTCCAGCTTGGCAATGGCCGATGGAGACTTGAGATCGAATGCCTGCGGGTAGGACTTCAGCGCCTCGTAGGCCAAGGCGTCAGACTTCCAGAACTTGGTCTTGCGACCTGGTCGCAGTGTCCAGCCTTGGATCTGTGATCCGCTGGTGATCTGCCGCTTGGCTGACTCCAGCACTGCCTCAGACCACATACCAGCAAGCTGCGCCAGTTCAATGTCTTCTGGGGTGACATGCGGCACTGCAATGGTGTCATCCTTGTCGGCCTGCTTGACAAGATCTGCAAATTCTTTGCGTGCGTTGTCCTGCACCTTCTGCCGCATTGATGGACAGATGGGCTTGGCCTTGCAGTAGCGGCAGGCATTGGTGGACGGGTTGGTTGGTGCGTCATCGGTCAGCGCGAGGTTGGCAGCGGCTAGCAGGTCGTGGCCGTGCTTTTTTAGCTCTGCCCCCGTGGTCTTGTGTACTGATACGCCAGTGCCAGGTTGGAATATCACCAGATCAACATTGATTGACTCCGGCGCTTTGAGCTTAAGCATTGCGCCAAGCGCATATGTTTTAAGCTGCATGTTGTCCTCAGCACTGACTGCAACCCTGCCGGTTTTTAAATCTAGACATGCAAGTGTGTCGCCCTCGACAAGGATGGCATCGGCAGTGCCGCCGAGTGCGTAGTGGATAGACTTCAGTCCTTCATCCACATTGACCTCAATCATTTTCTTGCGTGGATTGGCAAAGTAGCCGTTCACAAAGTCGGCGTACTCACGCGCCATCGTGATGTACTCGGGATCAATGTCTGGGTTGTCAATCTCTTCACCCCGCAGCATTCGCTCGGATAGCTCATGGATAGCCGTCCCTTTGGCGGCAGCAGGCCCAGCCGGCTCGTAGGGCATGAGGCTTTCCAGCCGGTAAGAGCCTGGGCAGCTCATCACCCTGTCCATGCGGGATGCTGAGAGTCGGGCGTGTTTTCTGGTTTCGTGTTGCATGGTTTTTTCTCCTTTAAATAATCTGATTCACGATGTTCTGCTTTTTCAAAACCTTGGCCAGCACATTGTGGTCGAGGCTGGCCCTGATGGTCAGCAGGTAAATCACCGGCTTGACCCCTGACTTGTTGATGTTCTCCACCCTGCTGGATGCCTGCTCCAGTGCAGAGGTTGACCATGTGCATTCGACAAAGACAATCGTGTCGGCAGCACTCAGGTCAACCCCTTCTGACATGGCAGCAATATTGCCCACGATCACCTTGGTCTGGCCAGACTGAAATGCCGCAATGTTCTCTGTGCGCTTGGCACTCGGCGTGTCGCCCACCACCACCACCGGCTTGTGGTCTTTGAGTTCCTCGACCAGCCCATGCACCACATCCTTGTGATGCGCGAACACCACCACCGGCTCACCGGATTGCAGCAGGTCGCTGATGAATTCGGATGCCGCCTTGATCTTGCGCATCCCTGCCTCACGCATGATCTCGGCCAGTCCCTCAAAGGCCAGCAGAGCGTTTGGATTGGCCACCAAAGCATCGGCATCAAAGGATTGCTCACGCTTGTCAATTGGCAGGTCAAAGGTCACCAGACTGACCTGTGGCTGCTTGTAGTCCATGAAGATGTCTTCCTTCTTCCTGCGCAGGACATGAGGCCGCATCAGTGCTTTCAATTCGGGGATGTTGCTTGCACCTGAGACATCCAGCCCCCAAGGCGCTGACCACATCTTGGCGTACCTTGCAGCAAAGTCAAACCAGCCGCCTCGGTAGATGCCCAGCCCGTGGAGGATGGGCCAGAGTTCAATGGGCCGGTTGGGGATGGGCGTGCCAGACAGGGCATAGACCCTGTCGATCTTTTTCATCATCAGCATTGCGGCCTTGGTGCGGATGGCCTTGTTGTTTTTGAGGCGGTGGCACTCGTCAAACACCACTGTTTTAATTCCTGTAAAAGCCGTGACACTGGATAAAATGTCGTAGTTCACGATGGTCACGCCAGAGCAAATAATCTCTGCCGCCTGCTTCTTGCCGGTGATGACTTTCACTGGCACTGACGGGTCGAGCTTGGTGAATGCCGCCTCCCAGACAGTCTTGACGATGGCGGGGCAAACCACAATGACCGGCAGGTGTTGCAGTGCGGCAGCAGCGGCTGCTAGCGTCTTCCCAATT